GCGTTGTTCTGTCTTTGCACCTCGTCATCCAGCGGTCCGGCATAAACGTGCCAGCCCTTCGCCATTGGCGGAGCGCCAATTGCGCGGACCGTCAGGGCCGAGCCGTCCTGCGTTGTGATCCCGGTTGTGTCACTTGGCGAACCGGCCGCGCCGTTGGCGTCCACCCACTCCACGCGAACGTAATAGGTGCGCGCCGGATGCGTTCCAGCCAGTTGTCCCAGCATCGGTTGCACCGGCTTGGGCAGCGGGTTGAACACCAGGCCGACGCCTGTTTCCACCAGCAGTTGCCCGGCTGCCCGGGCCAGCCGATCGTACTCTTTCCACTTGTGTTTGTGGCGATCGTTGAGTTGCTGGAAATGCGCGTCGCGATACGTTGCCGACAGCGCCAGCAGGGTGTGCCACTGCTTCAGTCCGCCGGTTACCGCGACATGGCCGAGCGTGAACCGCTGGCCGCCCGGCGTTTGAACCAAGAAGCGTTGCAGCTCCAAGCCGATTTCCAGCGCCGCCACGGTCGCCTTTGCCGTCAAGTCGATGCCTTCAATGGCGGCCACTTCCACGATCGCGCTTTCGTAGTTCGCCAGGTCCGTAATTTGAGAAGGATTGCCATCTACAAGGAGCGCCATATCCGTCTCCTTACTCGCCCTTCCGGGACGGGTGCAGCGCCTTCTTAAGCGCACGCAATTCATCTTCGGCCAGACGCGTCATTCGAACGCGTTCCTGCAGGGACGCGAGGTCCTTCCGCCGTCGCTCCTCTTCCCGGTTGTCCCGCAGTTGCTTCACTTCTTCGGGCGTGGCCAGCCGGACCTGCTTATCGACGATCATTTTCGCCGCCGTGACGCGGTTCACTTCGGACTCGATGCCCGCGCGGCCGCCGTTGGGCGTCATCAGGCTGATGACGAGGACAAACGGCTCCTCAATCGCGGCTTCCTGCGCCGTGATGTCGCGGTAATAATCTTTTAGGTTCATAGGATTCCTCTCGAGAAAAAAGGAGGCGCGGTTGCGCCTCCTTTCCAGTTGCATTGAGCGTCCGGCCGCAACTACTAGCTGCGAACCTGGACGCCGTGGTTGTTTCGCAGAACCGCGACGCCGTAGAGGACGTCAACGGTGAACTGCTGTGCGAGGGTGTTGGGCTGGTAGCTCATCACCACACGCATGCCGAAGTTGCCGAGTTCGGCGTACTCGGCCACCGCGCCCGTGCCGGGCAGGGGTTGCGGCAGGCGGCGCATCACCAGGCCGATGGCGTCCTTGGAGAATGCCAGGTTGTTGGTGGTGACCGGACCGCTGCCCGTCTTGGAGACGAACTGCGAGCGGAAAATGAAGAAGTCTTTCAGCTTGCCGACGTTGCCATCGATCATGGCGCGAACGCCCGCTTCGCCGGCGGACGAATACTCGCTGAACCGCGGAATCTGCCGCAGTTGCGAATAGGTCGTACCGTCGACAATCATGTACTTCTGCGCGCTGGCCGGAACCTTGGCGTCGAATAGAGCCGTTTCGGCCTGATCGATCGCGGCCTCGGTGATCGCGCCGCCGCCGCTGCCCGCGACCGGGTTGGCGGTGAACTGCGCGTAGAGGTTCATCAGGTCGGTTTCGATCTTTTCCGCGATCGCGATCACGGCCGGCTCCATGTAGAGACGGAGAAGATCGGGAACGGCCAAAACCTTGGTCACGTCCGGAATCTGGAACGTGGCTTCGGCATGCGTGTTCAGGATGATTTGCCCATTCCCAAGGCTGGGATTCTGGGTGGTGACCGAACCGCCCTGGGCGATGTTATTCGCTACCAAGGTGGGCGGGATCGGCACGTTGACAGTGTCGCCGGCCTGGGCCAAGGTGGGCTCGAAATTCCGGTTCACGAGGTTTCCCATGACCAGGTTTCCCATCAAGGCGGGTAAGGCGTCGGCGGCTACCAGTTTCACGATCGCGTTGGCGATGTTCGAAGACGTAATTGCAGGCATTCTGCTCTCCCAAAAAAAGATTCGGCCCGGATTTTCTCCAGGCCGGTTGTGGTCTTTATCAGCCCCGTCCGGCGTTTTGAGGGCCGGTAAGGGAAGGATGTCCAGGCGCTTACCGCGCCGGGACAAGGTCGATTGCGGATGCGCCATCCGCGAAAAGTCTTAGAGGTTGGGCGTTAGTTGCTGGGCCACCCGGGCAATCTCCTGCCGGGCGCGTTCCAACTCTTCCTTCGGCATTCCCGGACGAATCTTGTCCAGATCGAAGGAGGAACTGAAAGTGCCCGCGCGTTGATTGCCGCTGGCGCCGGAGCCGCCAACCATGCGGGCCGGAAGCAGTTCCGGGTTTTCGCCCACGAAATGCGTGAGGTACTCTTTCAGACCCACTTCGCCCTCGGCGGTTTTGGCTATCAGGCGGCCGTCTTCGGTCCGTTGGATGTCGTCCTTCACCGCGCGATAAGCTAAGTCGACTTTGCTCACGCCAAGCCGTTGCAGTTCCGTCCGGATGGACGAGTTTCGATCCGCTTCTTCGGCCATCAGCCGGCTGCGGCGATTCTCTTCCACCAGTTCGTTCATGCGGCGCTCGAGCGATTCGCGGCGGCGCCGTTCGTCCTCGAGTTCCGCTTTGTAGGCCGGTTCACTTTTGGCCGTTTCCTGGTTCACGAACTCGCGGATCGCGTCCTGGATCAGGGCTCGGATATCGGGCGTCTTGGACGCCTCGTTGTTCATGTTTTCTTCCATAACTAGCTCTCCTTACCTTCGTTGCGGGACATCCATTCATCGATCTCCCGCGCGATCGTGTCCTTCAAATCCTGCCGCTCGTCGCAGAGGTATTTGAAGGCCAGTTTCTTGTAGACCTGCCGGCGCAGCGTCGGCGAACCGACGCCCAGTTCCAGCAGCCTTCGGGCATCTTCGATTTCCGTCGAGAAATCGCCGATGTCGAACTCATCCAGGCCGGAGACGCCGACGGACAGATCGTCCTCGCGCGCCTGTTCGACAGCCAGCAGCACACGCCGCATCGCGTCCTTAACGGTGTCGCCGAATCCGCGCAGAACTTCTTGCGTGATGGCGAAATCCCGCTGTTTGCTCAGGCCCGAACTCTGCCGGCCATCGGCCTGAGCCAGCAAATAACACACCCGGTAAATCTCATCTTTGAGACGATCCAGATTCCGCGACGCGATTTCGTAGACATGGCCTTCCGGCTCCGCCCAGCTAAACTTGTCATTCTGCCCCATCTGAATGTAGTAACTGTCGCCCACAATCTGATTCCATGACTTGTCCGAATAGACCACCGGCATGGCGAACAGCCCCATCGTCAGGGCCCAGCCGAGCGCGTTGGACTTGTTGAAATGCTCCAATTGCAGCGACGCGGCTTTGTTCATCAGCCACATGCCGTCGGTGAGCTTCAGTTCGAAAAGCGGAACCCTGTGCTGGCGCGCCAGTCCGTGCAGTCCCTCGTCCACCAGTTCTATCGGCGAAGCGCCGGAAGCCGCGCCAAACATCCCGGCCTTGCCGACTTGCCGGTAGCTTCGGAAGTGTTCGCGGTCGTAATAGTGCCAGTTGGTCTCGAGCATCGGCTCGGGATCTTCGAGCTTGGCCCTTCGCAGTTGTGACGTGCGGATGACCACCCATTCGTAGCTGCCGCGCTCGTCGGTGGACCAGTTTATGAGCTGGTCCGGCGAATAATTTACGAGGTAGGCGTTGGCGGCGCCCACGGCCTCCTCTTCGGCCCGGTTCTGAAGTTTGCGATGTTGCCGCGGAAAGTCCACCAGCGTGTAACTGGAGCCGCAGATCAACGCTTCCAGCATTTGCCCGCGGAAGAAATCGCTCAGGTTGGAACCCTTGCGGTCGCAATCCTCCACAAACGAACTGAAGAACTTCCGGCCCAGATCGTTGGCGCCTTCGATGGCGATTAACGGTTCGCGGCGGAACAGCGTCGCCGCGTACCAATCGACGATTGAGCCGATGTAGTTTTCATAGAACGCCCGGTCAAGCCGCTCCTGATAGACGCCCATCGGTTCGCGGTTGCGCTGGATGAGGTAGTCCCCAGCTTGGGCTTTGAACTGCGCGCCACCCGTGTAGAGGTCGCGATACTGTTTCCACAGCGCGTGGCGCGCTTTATACTCGTGATGCTCATTGTTAATTTCGGTCACGTTATTGATCTACGTCCTTCCTCGCGTGGCGGGGAAAAGCGCAAGGCCACCGGATAGAATCCGGTGGCCTCCGCCAATCCGTCGCCAGGATATTTTCGTCTTATCTAAAACAGCGGCTTGTCCTGGAAGCCGATCGGCTCCCGGTATCGCTGTTCCTGCCACACCAGGTACCCGAGCGCGTCCGATAGGTGCGTTCGGCGCGAGTCCTTGGTTTTGTCGATGATCGTCGTGCCTTCGAGCAATACCACTTGTTCGAGGTCGAGAATCAATTCCTTGCATTGCGGATCGATCAGCAGGAGGCGTTCGCCGTCCGTGCTCCGCAACGATCCGTTCATAAGATCCAGCCGGTCGCGGACCGAGGGGCTGGACGATGGGCTGCGATACTCGACATTCCTCATGCACTGCTGTTGAAAGAACCGCCGCATCGTTCCGTAGTCGATACCGCCACTTGAGGTGTCCCCATAAATGATGATTCGCCGCGCTTCGGGAAACCGTCGCACAAAGTCCATGCAGGCTTCTTCCGTTGTCACCCGGCTGAGGACGATTTCATCCAACACCCGGATGGTTCGGTCCCCGTCCGCTTGCGCCACAATCGAGGCCATCGGGTCCACGTTCAAATCGAGTGCCCACAGCAGCGGCTGCCATGGATTGAACTCCTGAACTTTCACGTTTTCCGCCCGGTCGAACGCCTTGTAAGCGCGGCCGGCGGTGACATTCAAATACTGCCCTAATACTTCCTGGTCATAAAACCGGGCGTCGTAACTTCGCTTCAACCGTTCGTAATAGTCTGGAATCTGATCCAGCAGGTGCCGGTTTTCGTGCGGCTTTGCCAGCACGACTCCGTACCCTTCCACCGGATCGGCGATGAACCGCCGATAGACCCAGTCAAAGCCCTTCGGCGTCCAAACTGCGAAGCCGCATAGCATTTTCGCGAGCGGGTCGCGCAACCGCGCTTCCAGCCGCAACCAAGCCGCTTCCTGGCAGTAACTCAATTCATCGATCCCGAACCAGGCGAGGTTCGTACCCCGGAGCCGCTCATGATTGTCGAGCGACCGGAACAGTACTTTAGACCCGACCTGTGTGAAAACTATGGAGTTTTCGGCCTTGTTGAACTCGTAGGGAATTTTGCTCCGTTCGAGAATCTCAAACAGCGCGGCCTGCGTCGCGTCCCGCAACATGGGGAATGTCGGTGCTCCCAGCAGGCCGAGCCGGCCGGGATTCATGTAACTCAAACGGATGGCCTCCTGGCAGAGCGCCTGGCTTTTGCCCGATCCCACCGGTCCGGAGAAGCCTTTGAACCGGGTGTTCAACCGGTGGAATTGCGCTTGCGAGGGTAGCGCTTCATACTCTATTTCTACTTCCCCGATTCCTTCCCGGCGTTTCGTCGATCTACCCATCGGACCTCTACCTCCTTCACCTGTTCCGCCGTCAGTTCTTTGTAAATCTGAAGTAGTTTCAATAATTCACCGACAGAAGACTTACTGGAAATATCTTCTTTTTCCAGGTTATCCATCAGCTTCTTGATCATCTTCTTCAGGCGCGTTGTGTCCAGCCCGATACCTTTTTCTTTCGAAATATCTAACATTTCGAACCGCCTCCTGCCGGGAACGCCGTGCGCGGCTAACCTCGACAACCTGACTCTAGCAGTGCTCTGCCTAGCACTTAGTGATTTTCATTTGTCAAGTAATTGAAAGGAAACGAAATATAAGTTTTAAAAAGATGTGAACGGGTTTTTGGCGACGGCGATTTTATGCGGAAAACGGACATTCCGGGCGGTTTTCAGGCGTTCGAACCGGTCTCCGGGGGCATATCGGTAGCGACTGTCGGCGCAACGGCGAGGCCCGAGTGTAGACCGAGCACGCTGCGGAGGTAAATGATTCCCGGAACGGTGATCGCCATTCGGCTCTTGTCGTCCATTTCGATGATCTTCTGGTTTTTCATGTACGACATAACAAATGAGGCGGCTTCGCGTTCGATCTTCAGCGTTCGTTCCATGTCGAGAATCGAGATAAACCCGCTATTGGGGTTCTTTTTCTTGCAGCGGTACAAGAGACCGAGGATTCGCTGGATCAGCACTTCGTCGCCGAAGAGTTCGGCACGCAGATCGGCAAGTTCCTCCTCTTGTCCCTCCAACTTGGCGATAGGCTGCACCGGGGTCGGCGGGGCGGCGACTGCTTCGACCGCTTCTTCCACCGGTCCCGCTATCGCAACTGGTTTTCGGGCACGTTTCAGCAAGGAAAGCAGATCTACGGACTCTAACGCCATAGTCCTACATATCGGCGGAAGTGGGGCCTGTCTGACTAGATGAAATCCCTTAGCCGGGCTTGCGTGGCCGAAAGCGAAACTGGTTTACCTTGAGATCTGTGCTTTCCCTTCCCGTTGACGCGCTTCTGGGGGACCTCCGCGCTGCGCTTCGCGAACACTCCTGCGCTGTTTTGGAGGCTCCGCCGGGGGCTGGCAAAACGACGCGTGTTCCGCCCGCGCTTTTAATGGAGACAACGGGAGAGGTTTGGGTCTTGGAGCCTCGGCGGTTGGCGGCGCGTCTTGCCGCGCGGCGCGTGGCTGAGGAGTTGGGAGAACGGTTGGGCGTGACCGTGGGTTATCAAGTCCGGTTTGAGGAAGTGGCCGGGCCGCGGACCCGGTTGCGGTTCTTGACGGAAGGTGTCCTGACGCGGAAACTGCTGTCCGATCCGCGGCTGGCGGCGGTGGGCATAGTCGTTTTGGACGAGTTTCATGAACGCCATTTGGACGGTGACCTGGCGCTGGCGCTGTTGCTGGAACTACAGCGGACGCGACGTCCGGAATTGAAATTGGTGGTGATGTCGGCAACTTTGGATGCGGCGCCGATTGCCACGCATTTGGGCAACGCGCCGATTTTGCGCAGTGAAGGGAAACTGCACCCGATCACGGTGGAGTGGACGCCGGAGACGGGCGCCGCGCTGGAAGAACGGGTGGCGAAGGGCGTGGAGCGTCTGGCGCGGCAGGGATTGACCGGCGACATCCTCGCATTTCTGCCCGGAGCGTATGAGATGCGGCGCGCGGCGCGCGCGTTGGAGCCCGTTGCCGCGGCGCACAACCTGATCGTCACCCAATTGCACGGGGACCTGACATCGGAGGAACAGGACCGCGCGTTGGCGCCGGCATCGCAGCCGAAGGTGATACTGTCGACCAATGTGGCTGAAAGTTCGGTGACGATTGAGGGCGTGACGGCGGTGGTGGACAGCGGATTGGCGCGCGTGGCGATTGACTCGCCATGGACGGGGATCCCTTCCCTTCAAGTGGCGCGAGTAAGCCAGGCTTCGGCGGCGCAGCGGGCGGGCCGCGCAGGGCGCACAGGGCCGGGGCGCGTGATCCGGCTGTTTACTCAGGAAGAATTTCTGAGACGGCCGGGGCAGAGTCCGCCGGAGATTGAACGCCGGGAATTGACGCAGTTGCTCCTGGACTTGCATGGGTGCGGGATCGCGGATGCCATGTCGCTGCCATGGCTGACGCCTCCGCCGCCGGCGGCGTTGAATGCGGCGGAAGAGTTGTTAACGCGCCTGGGGGCCGTGGAATCGGGGCGGTTGACGAAGCTTGGGCGGCGAATGGCGCAGTTGCCGCTGCATCCGCGATTGGCGCGCCTGGTATTGGAAGCGGACGATCGTGGAGCGGGAGAGGAAGGCGTTCGGGCGGCGGCCGCTCTAAGCGCGGGGGAACGGTTAGATGGGGCGCCGCGCCACCATGTGGATTCGGATCTGTTTCTTCTGTTGGAACAGCGGTGGCAGCCCCACACTTCGCGGATGGTGGAGCAGATTCGGCGAGCCGGGCGAATCACGTCGCGCCGAGGCGGATCGGAGCAGTCATTGCTGCTGGCGGTGGTCGCGGCGTTCTCCGACCGGCTGGGAAGGAAACGGGCGAATGGCGAAGTACTTTTGTCCGGCGGCGGAGCGGCTCAGTTAGCCGCTTCGTCAGGTGTTCGGGATGCCGCCTTGTTAGTTGCATTAGACATAGAATACCGGGCGGACCGGGCCCAGCCACTTATCCGTCT